CTTGTTCATGCAGTGTTAGAAGACCTATTTAAGAAAGAATTTAAGTCTTTTAAGGCATGGGAAGATGGAAATCCATCACAGTGGATGCAGGAACAGTTCGAAACACGCTGGGCTAAAGATATAGACAGTAAAGGGTGGCTATGGGAATTACATTCAGACGCAGAAATGGCAGCCATGAAAGTAGAAACATGCGATTTACTACAAAATTTCGTAAGTTCTGTCGATAAAAAGCTAAATGAGATGGTCGAATGGAAGATTTACAAGTCAAAATATCAAGCATGGAACTGTGTAGCACCAAAATACGCCGAAAAATGGGTAAAATCACACGATTATGCTATTATAGGTATAGTGGATGCTGTCTGTAACGACTTTGATGGAGGTACCACACTATTAGATTACAAAACATCCAAGCGATATGGACCATATTTACCAGAGGATTACTACAGACAGCTTATTGTTTACGCATTTTTATACACATTAGAGATGGGAGAGATGCCAAAATTCGTTGGAGTTAGTTATTTACGCTTCGATGATACGTTTTACGTCAAAGTAAACCAGCCGGTATTAGACGAGGCCAAAGAATTAATTATGATGGTCCATGATTGTTTGAAAGAAAGGATGGAAGTTGAAGAAAAATATGAACAAAAACCACAAAATCTATGTAAATGGTGTTCCTTTTACAAAGGTAATGGTGGAACATGTGATGTACAGATACCTAAATGGAAACCAAAAGGTAGGTCTTTCAAGAAATCTACAGTCAAAAGTGAGAACGCGGTATTATCAGAAGAAGAATTTTTAGCGCACACACAAATACCAGAAGAAGAAGGTATGGTAAAGGGAAAGGTGGTATTCGATGATTGATGCTCCAGAGATTTACGCCCTTGCTGTCATGTTTAGTCTAACTTTCATGTCAGGGGTGTTTTGGTACGTCTTAAGATATGCTGAATGAACGTAAGCTTTATATAGTAGGACGTTCTACTAATAAGCAATGGCGCGCGATGATTATGGGGCCATCTCCGTGATTTCTGACGAGGAACGAGAAGCTTTAGGCTTAGGAGGAGGTTCTAGAAGAAAACCAGAGGAAGAGGAAGGACTCTTCGAAACTATAGGTAAAGCTGGTGATAAACTAGGTGAGACTAAACTAGGTCAAAAGCTTGGTTCTATACTTACAGTATTAATTTTAGCCTTTTTTGGCGGTGGTGGTGACTTAGGTGCGCTTCAAGACCTTTTTGGAGGAGAAGAAGAACCGATGTTAAAGGGTGGATGCACGGACCCAACTGCTATAAACTACAAACCGGATGCAGATTTTGATAACGGCAGTTGTGCTTTTCCTCCTCCTGTAGTATATGGGTGTATGGATGTTAACGCGCTAAATTATAATCCACAAGCTACACATACTAATAATCAATGTAGTTACCCACCTAATCAAAATGGAACTGATGATAATAACACAGCAACTAACGAAACTGTGTATGGTTGTATGGATATAGAAGCAAACAACTTTAATGATAGAGCAACTGAAGATGATGGAAGTTGCGATTACGAAAATGAACAAAACCACTGTAATCACACCCAATTAACAGTTTGGGATGGTTTAGATACTCAAGCAGTGGCATACATGAATGAAGGTAATTATTCTAGAACTGTAAATGTCAGCTATGAAAGAGATTCAACTGATAATTTAGATATAATGATTGATATGGATACTAACTGTAATGACTCAGAAGAACCACTAAAAGTATTAGTTTTTTACGATATAGGACATATGTTCCCCTTCTTTGATGATAATGGTACGTTCCAATATTATATGTATGATAATTATACTTATGATGAATTTGAATTCGAAGTATATGGATGGGAAGGAGACGAACATTGGTTATACGCTAATGTAACAGATGATACATTTAACAACCCATATGAGGGAGTATACTTCTTTTATGTTAGTATACAAGTAGACTGGAATAACACAGGTGAATATGAGTATCTTGGTTATTTCACAAATTGGCCACAAACGTGGTCTGAAGGTTATGTTTATAGTGAAGAGGATGGAATAAAACTCGAGGAGGATGTATGAACAATGGAGGACCTACTTACAAATATTCTATTGATGTTGGCGATAACTATGGCATCGTTAGCAGTTACATTAGTTATTGTAGTTATGGCAAGGACGGTATGGAAGTTCTTCCCAAAACTACCCACTTTGAAGTTACCATCTCTACCGGAGAGGAAACAAGAGGTAAAGGAAATCAAAAAGGAAAGGAGGACTGAAAGTATGAGTAAAGAAGCAAGTGAAGGAATAACATTCAACGACATATTTATGTTTATGATTGCCGTACCGTTAGTTTTACTCTGGGTTGGGTTTGCAGGGTTCGTTATACACACCGGACTTAATAACTCAGCTGTTCTTGACAACATCGAAGCATATACAACTTTGATTGCTATATTAGGTGGGCCAGCCCTTCTAATTATCAAAGATGCATTAGATGTATGGAAACAAGAACAAGCAGAGAAAACAGCATTTTATAAGGTAAAGGCACAAGCAGTTATAGACTATAATGATGCAGCTCAGAAGCAAATGCAGATGATAGAATCTAAAGCACAAGAGCAAGAACATAAAATAGAAACAGGTACAACGTTACCAAAAAAGAAATAAGGAGTACATGATGGAAGCTAGGTATTGTAAACATTGCGGACGCAAACTAAAACCTAGTGACACAGATAGATGTATGCCTTGTTTCTTAGATGCCGGTGGCAGAGTAGAAAGGAGACAAACATATGGCTAAAGTATATCAATCTGGTGGAAAAATATCCACCAAGAAGAAAAGTAGAGTAAACGAAGCGGGTAATTATACAAAACCCACTATGAGAAAAAGACTCTTTAACAGAATTAAAGCAGGTAGTAAAGGTGGAGCACCGGGACAATGGTCTGCTCGTAAAGCACAAATGCTTGCTAAAGCATATAAAAAAGCAGGTGGAGGATATCGTTAATGGCATTAAAGAAGTCCCAAAAGTCCCTAAAGAAATGGGGAAAACAAGAATGGGGATATATAACCAAGAAAGATGCCAAGAAACCTAAATCAAAAAGAGGACGTTACCTTCCTAAGAGTGTAAGAGCAAAAATGACACCAAGTCAAAAAGCAGCAGCTAATCGTAAGAAACGTAAAGCTGGTGGAGTTGGCAGTCGCGCTAAATATTCAAAAAAGGTAAAAAAAGCAGTAAGGAGGGCTAAGTAATGGCATACAAAGTTAAAAAGAAAAAGAAAACCATGAAAAAGAAATACTAATGAGAAAGCACTATAAGAAAGATGGAACTGTGTTTAAAGGTGGAGTACACAAAATGCCTAATGGGCAAATACACTCTGGTAAAACACATACTAAGTCTTCTCAAAGAGTATTTCATTATGGTGAGTTATCAAAAAAATCGCAAGCTAAGGCAAGAACTCAGCGAGGTAAATAAATGGCACCAAGAAAAAAGAAAGACGCAAAACTAACAAGAGCAGGAGTAACAGCTTACAACAAACCTAAAAGAACTCCAAACCACCCTAAGAAGTCACACGTAGTTGTGGCAAAAGAAGGTGGAAAAACAAAACTTATTAGATTTGGTCAACAAGGAGTGAAAACAGCAGGTAAACCTAAAAAGGGTGAATCTGCAAGACAAAAAGCCCGAAGAAAGAGTTTTAAAGCTCGTCATGGTAAGAATATAAGAAAGGGAAAGATGTCTGCTGCCTATTGGGCTAATAAAGTTAAGTGGTAAGCTTTATATACTAGCACTGCTTATGTATTATGGTGGCTCTCTAGCAGACCACAGAACCACAGAAATTAACGCATAATGCGTCTTCTGAGGGCCACACAAAATAAAAGGAGAAAAGATTAATATGTGCTGTTGTGATAACTGCGATTGTAAGTGTGACTGTTCCGAGTAACGAAAGCTTTATATAGAGCTTTGCTCTTAATGTTTTAAAGGTGAATAACCTATGGCAAACGAAACAAATAACAACACAGCAGCCAATGAGACAGCAGATGAGGGAAACGTCACTGCTATTATTGACACTGTAACGGAATCAGGTCTATTAGATACTATCATGGACGAACCATTATTGATGGCTTTATGTGCTGTAGTATTAGGTATGGGCGGATACATCGCTTATACTGTACCAGCAGTCAAAGAGTTAGTCTTTAAATATATAAAGAATAACGAAGCAGAATTAATGGACTTACTTGATAAGAATATGACAAAAGCCCAACAAAAGGTTTTTGAAAAAATGGACGAAACTGCACAAAAGCATGTCAAAGACTCTTTAGTCAAAAATGTATTAATTACAGCTTGGGACGAAAAAGACGACGAGCTTGCAGCATTAGTCAAATCTAAAGTTAAGGCCGCTATCGACGAAGCCAAGTAATGGACGTCGAGGAATACGAAGCGCGTTTACGAAAGAGGGTCGGAGAAGCAGAATATGAACGTCATAAAGAGCTTGTCCGCCTTCTGGCGCGAAACCTTGCTCTTGAAGACGTGCTTTGGGAAGAAATTTTATTATCTATTCGGGATGTACACGCTCGAACAGAGTTATTGCGACAGAGAAACAGTATTGTACGGGATATTCACACTGAGTTCCGTGCTCTTAATATTGAAGTACCTACTGTAACAGAAACTAAATCGGAAGATTTTGCTTCACTTTTAGGAGAATTAGCCAATGAAGGCGATAGTGAACGAGACGAAAAAGTTTAATGCCGCAATATCAGGTGCAGGAGCACACGATTCAAGAGCTTTAGAGAATATATTCGAAAAATGTAGACATGACAAGAAAAAAATGACGACATTAGTTCGTGCATTTTGTGAAGCTTATCTTGTAGATAATCAAAACAGACCTTTGAAGTTAAGACCTTTACAGGAAAGTATAGTTGTTACAGCGCTCACTCACCCCGCAAATGGAAAACAGCGCAAAATGGCTATCTTGGCTCCACGAGGCTCTGGTAAATCCTACGCCCTCTCTGTTGCTGCTACTGTTTATATGTTCTTTAAAAGATTTAGAGATTTAATATTTATCTTGGCTCCATCTGAGGACCAAGCTTCACTTATATTTAATTATGTATATAGGCACTTTGCTGACAATGCATTCTTATCAGGCTTAGTTAAGAATTACAGATTCCATAACAAGCCTAACATAACTCTCAAGG